AATTAATCTTATCAAACTTAACTGTTACCCTTAAACTAGCTCCCCTAATTACGTCAATATATAAAGAGTCTTCAACAGTTAAATTTTGAACTCTAGGGATAGGTATATTTTTAATAAATACAGATTGAGTATTATAAGCACTTTGTCTTCTAGCTACATTTATATTTCTAGCTCTTACTAGAGTTAACCCTATTGGATTATCTTTTATTATTTGCTGTCCTGTAGCTCCAAAAAATAAGTCTTCAAAATCAGCAGTACTACTTAATGCATACCCTCCAGTATTAGATAAATTAAAAGAACCTGGGTAGTCTGTACCATCATATCCAAAACTTAAAGTACCTCTTTTACTTCCTGCTAGTGCAACTACATTAGAGACAGTTCCTAAAGGGTCTTCTGTTATATTAGCGGCAGTTCTTCCAGACAAATTTGCTCTCGGTGATTCTGCAAAAATAACTCTATAAATAGAGTTTGCGGTTAAAGCCACATTATAACTTGGATCAGCAGGATCATAGCTTACATTTGCTATAGAATAAGTATTACCTGAAATAATAGAGATATTATCGCCTTTTTCAATTAAAGGCTCACTATAGTGCTGTACTTCTGTTCTAATTTTTTGAGCCGATACTGCTGCTCCTAAAGTTCTAAAAGCATCTAAATTTACGGTTACATAATTAGTATTTGGTATATGAGTAAAAGAACTATCCTCAATGCCATCAATAAAAACTTTAATAAAATTAGAACTTAAAGGAGTTATCCCTAATGGTTGATTAAAAGCAGCTGAACTTATAGTCGAAATAGAATTTTCTTTAACTACTTTTCTACTATTTCCTCTTATATAAACAGAATTATTAGCTGTTAAATTTAAATCGACTAATTGCGATATTCCTACAAAAAAAGGTGGATCAGGCAATTTATCTACTAAAGATCCTCCACCACTTGCATCATTACCTATCTCAATAAAACCGGAAGCAGTGTTATAATTAACTATTTGAGAAGTATATTGTGTGACTCTAGGTCTAAATGCTGAAAAATTCTCAACAAAAGAATCAGGTAGTTTTTCGTTAACAGGAAAAGCTAAATAATCCTCCCCTCTTAATCTATTAGGATATAGATTAGTATCATTAACTTCTAGTACATGTTTATAAAAATTTTCATCAAAGCAGTTGTCCAAAGAACTAATATAAAATCTAATATTATCATTTACTATACTAAAAGAATCACAAAGTAATCTAATATCACCAATAGTTGTTTTAAAACCATTTTTACCAAATAATACAGCTGTTTCTGTATTTGAAAAAGGCTGGATATTTGCTACTGTAAAATTTAAAACAGTCATTAGTTTATACTCTCAATCTCAGAAAAACCATCAGGCCTAGCTAGCTGATATTCAGTAGCTATTTGAATAGGATAATCAGTAAGATCTGTACCCTGTGATACTTGAAGATCATATCTAACAGATCCGTCTTGATTTCTTCTAACTACTAAATCTAAGTCTAAATCTGGTGTAGGAGGAGGTTTACCAGGGCTAAATGTTTGTTTGTATACAACAGGAGTATATGCTATAGTAGATTCTGAATCAATATAAACATTTGAAATATACTCAACTGCATCTATTTTTACAGTCTCGACACTATCTCTCTTGATCTGCACTATTTTAAAAAGCTTATCATTAGTTCCTCTATAAAAATTGGTAGGATCAGTTTCTCCTAAGGACCATATATCTCCTCTGACCGGTTTGTCAGAGTTATTAAAACCAGAAAAGTCTTCAAAAGTTTTTAAAGAAGGATTAAATTTCTTAACAACAGTAAAATCAATGAAATCTAAACCGCTGCTAACATTTTGATTTACAGATTCTGTTGATTGATAGTTCTGACCATTAGAATATGTACCTTTATGAATATTTTTAACATAGGTTGTTGTGCCTGACTGAAAATTAGTATTTGATAATATGTATAGATCAGTCTTATCTGTCTCAAACTTTGTTACTCTTAAAGCAAGAGGTAAAGTATTAGCAGTTATTGTATTATTTGTTATAGCCGGACTAGCAAAGTGTTCAATATATACATTAGAAGTTGATAAAGAGCTATTAGATCTTACTTTACCTCCATAACCCCAAGAAAGTCCTTGAGTTTGTTGTTGAACAGCTATTACATCTCCAGGTATTAAATCTAATGCAGTAACATCTGTACCAAAAGCAATCGATCTCCTTAGATATTTATTTGCAGCAAGAATATATTGGGCATATCTAATAGCCTGACTTCTTCTAGTAACTCCGTGCAAATCTATAGAAGTAATATTTTCAACCATGTTTCGCTCTCTTAAAGCTTTATCATCATCCAATTGAAAACTTTCTCTTTTATAATGATTAGTGGGATTAACAAAGGTTACCTCTACTCCAGTTAATTGAGCACTTTCCGTTGTTCCAGAAATAGTAAAACTATCTTTTAATATATTCGCTTCATTAAAAATAACAGAAGGAATATCTCCAGGTTTGTCAATATTAATAGATAGTCCTCTAGGTGTGTATACTAGTGTAGCTCTAATTGTTCCACAAATTTTTTCTAGTAGCTCAAATCCTTGACTTCTATCAGCAATAATACCATCATAGATAAACCTTCTTTCTATTACCGATGTACCTTCTGCAAGCCCTTGTAATGTTTGTCGAGGTTGTATAAAATAGGTTCTAGGCTTATATCTATAACTTCCATCTGCTCTACCAACTACACCTACAAATTTTCCTGTTACTGGATCACAAGCATCACAGTATTGGGCAATTTCATAAAATTTATATTTATCAATGTTTTCTTCGTTTATACCTAACCCATAAGAATCATTAGTTAATATATCATAAATAATCCAAGCAGGGTTTTGAGTCCAAGAATATACAAAAGTACCGTCCCATGCACCCCTATATATAATAGGATCAGTATATTTTATAGTGCTTCCTGTGCTAGTTTGTCTATATCCTACATAACTAGAAGAGTAAATACCAGTGCTTGGAACCTCAAGCTCTCTCCAATCAATTTCTCCATCTGATAAAGTAGGTTGATCATAATTAGAAGGTACTTTTACTAATAATCCTTTAACAACAGAAGTAAATCTAGGAATTTGCCCTGTATAATCATTATGAGCTTCTAAAGAGTATCCTACTACAGCTGTTCTAGGATAAGCAACAGGATCGTTTTCTATTTCGGCCCATCCAAGAACCGCTATATTTTCTTGAACTCGACTACTGTCTGTATCGTTACTAGTTTTCTCAATAGTAAATTTATAACCATTAGAATCAAAGTCTGTTATTACTACATCTACATCTAATTTATAAGCAACATTAGTTTTTCCAGAGACTCTTTTAGTAACTGGTTGTGCAGCTAGAGTTGCTCCATCACTTTTAAAAACGGTAATTTTAAACGCTACACTATGATCAAGAATATCTCCATCATCGGTCATTTTTTGTAGTGAATTGAGTAAAAATTTAAAACGTAAAGTATCCCAAGCAAAAGCTGAAGTAGGTTGAAGATCTATTTTTGTTGCAGGAATACCACTTAAGTTTCCTTTTTTAAGTACAACTGCACTACCAAAATTTTGTACTTGAGAAGTTTCTTCACCAAATAAAGGTAAAGCAGATTGATTAACTGTGCCATTTCTACTTACATAAATAAACCTTTCAGTATTCATAGTTCCATCATCATAGTTAATAAATGAATCAGGAGAAGATTCATTTATTTCTATATCAAAAACACCATTAGGATTAATTTTATAAACAGGTCCTTCACTGACTCCTGTAGTAAGAAGCATTAAATCTTGAGAAAAAAGATTATTATCGGCTTCGAAACCACCTCCTGAACCTCCTTTTCCTCCTTTGTGTCCGCTTACCTCAAATACTTTCATTCTTATCCCCACAATCCAGGAAATAGATTACCAAAAGTTCTTTTCATTATATAATCAGCAGTTCTCTCAGGACCTTTATCTAGAGTTCTAATTTCTCCGCTTAATAAATGTCCTGCTACTCTATGTCTACCATATACTATGGGTATTGGAGTACCAGATGCTAAGGTATGTTGTAAAGGACCAAAAGCATCGTTTTGTCTTGCAGCTTTATCTCCACTACTATCTGGTTTTGGGGGTTTCATAATTTCCGACATTACAGCACTAATCATCATAGTAGTACCTACTGTTACTAAAGCAGTACCAAGAGCAGTAGCTGTACCTCCTGATGCTATCGTTCCCCCAGTAGCAAAAAGGCCACTACCACCAGTTGTAACAGCTATAGCTATAATCGCAGCTGCAATAAGAAAAGTCTCAAGACTGCTTTTACTTCCTGCAATTATAGGAAGTAAACATAGTTTGGCACTTTTAATTTTTTTAGAAAAATAGTCTTGAAAGGTTAATAACCTATTATTAATTAAATCAACTATACTAAAATTGTCTGTAATTTGCTTATTTCTAATTTGTTTAATAATACTTTTTAAATTAGGAAAAGTAACTTCAAGAGCAGAAATTAGTTGTGCATAGGTAGAGACGTCAAAAGTTACTTCTCTAACTTCATTAGTATATTTTAATAAACTTTTATGAAAACGTAATTCTACTTTCATGATAACATTTCTTCCTGTAGTTTTTTAAATCTTGTGCTTTGAATATCTTTATCATACCAATAAACAAAAACATCATCCTCCCAACCTACTAAATAAGTATATTCTTCGTCTGCAATCTTTTTTCCATCTACGATTGAAGGAGTTGGAGCCTCATCAGGATGTGAATGAAAAAATCCCCAACAATTATCTTCATACTTTAATAAAGCTAGGGGATCTAACACAAAACTATTTATAGGATCTTTACTGATATTCTTACAAGGAATATATTTAAAATCTTTTGTGATAATACCACATGCTTCGTTTGGGTACTCTTTTAAAGAGTGTTTTTTAAACTCTTCTTTTAAAAATTGAAGTTTTTCCATCTATATACCCCCACTGTATATCTTTTATACCACTTTCCATATGGAGCAATCCAAGAGGTGTGATCTACCATAGTTTGTAACATTTTATTATTACCAATATACAAAGCACAATGATTTGCTATATTTGAACTTCCTATATTCATTAATATTATATCAAAAGGTTGTAAAATGTCAACCTCTATGAAATTATTTTTTTCATTTTGAAAGAAATTTTCCATAACTCTTTCATGAGTTTTATTATACCAAGTTTCTTCTACTATATCACAATGATCCCAAGTATGTGTTTTAAAATCTTCACCTGTCTGATCATATATTACTTTGGCACACAAATTACCACAATCTATACCTGTTTTTAAATCATTTCCTAAATGTCTATAAGGTATTCCTAAATAATTGATAATCCAGTTAGGCATAGTGCCTATAGCTTTTTCATATTTATTGCGGTAAATTTCTTCCGGTTGCAATGAATCCCCCAAAATGAATTTGATTATTTCTTAACCTACATGCTTCATAATTTTTAGCACAGACATCTTGTGAAGCATCTGCTACTGTGACATTATTAACACTAAAAAATCCGTTTGCTGATTTAGTTTTTCCAGTAGGATATCCTGGTATATTACCAGTGCCATCACTTGGATATTGGCACTCTTCGCCTTTATAAACCCATTGACAACTATTTTTATAAAAGCGTCTTTTAGGTAGTACAAACTTAAAATACTCTAACCAGTTACTAAGACTAAAGGCACCTACCTCTCTATTTAATCCTGCTAAACTTTCTATTTTAAAAATATCTTCTACATAAGAATGAGGATCTCTATTTGGATTTACTATATAAATTTTATCTCCTATAATAGTATCAATAGAATTCTCTAGTTGTAAAAAGTTTCCTCTAACTTCTCTAACAACAGAATGTTTTGTACTACTTCCAGCTACTATTACATTATCTCCAACTCTATAAGGTAGTGAAGAATAAACTTCTACTACGTTTGCTCTAGTTTCTCTAACCGTACTATATTCTGGCCAATAATCTAAACAAGCAGAAAAAGTAGTTTTTACTTCTACTATTCCACCTAGCAAATCTCGTGAATCTTGTTTTAGTTGTTGCCAAGCACCATTAACAGCTAGTGTTTGCTCGTATGTAAACGCGGAATTAGCTTTTCCTGCATAAACACTATTTAATACATCCTCATCGTAATCTGCATGAGTTGGATCTGTTCTAGGATCAATATTAGATACTACTTGACCACCAACAGTAGCAAATACTGAATTAGTGGTATTATTACCTGAAATAAATGGATTTTCTACTACGGACGCAATTAAGTTGTCAAAGTTAGAAATCTCAAGAGTAGTTTGATTAACTCTACCATCTGAGGAAACATCTACTCCGCCAAAACTAATGGGATAAACTAAATACTCTACTCCATCATGGTGAGCTCTATAGTCAATGTCAGATAAAAAATCTCCCTGAATAGAAGCAAAATGATAAGGAAAATCTACAGGCCAAGCTAATCCTTCACCGCCATTAGAAGGATTTCCATATTGATTTGGGGGATAAAACTCTCCAGGATAATAAATAGAGATTAATCTAACTAAAGGAGATTGTTCTGTAGCATTTTTAAAAGAAGCAAATCCTGTCTCTGCAATAGAATCAACAGTTCTAGAATAAGAACTTGAAGTTGAAGAATATGCAGGAGGTGTAAAAGCAAGATCACCAAAAGATAAATTAGTATTACCGCTTCCAAAAACTACAGATTGTATACTAACCGATTCTGATTCTGTAAAAGTGTGTAAAGTATTAGCTACCTTTACTTTAATTTTACTATTAGATCTATCAACATCAACTATTCTTCCTTCTGTAGAAGAAGTACTACCTACAACTACATTACCAGAAAAATAGTTGTCTAGGTTTCCTCCTGATAAAGTTAGGGTATAATCATAAACTCGAGTAGACATTAATCAAATACCTCAACTAAGTTAAAACTAACCGTATAAAAATTATCGATAGGATTAGTTCCTGCTGATAATACTTGCTCAATTTGTAAGTTTCCGTCAAATCTAACTGTGACAGTTCCAGGTTCATTAATGTGTGTTAGTTCGAATAAAAATGCTTGAAAACCTCCAGATCGCGCTCTGTAAAACTCTTCGATTGCAGATTTTACTATTCCTGTAATATTTGTATAACTAATAGAGTATTTTCTTTTGGGACGGCGACTTATTAAACGCCTTTTTTCATAACCTACTTGTGATTCTGCTACGCTATAGTTATAATTTTCTTCATAACTAATACCTGATCTATCTGGTTTTCTATCTGCCATAGATTCTAATCTAGAAATTGAAGTTTCTTTATTAAAAGTAGTGATAGATAGTGTATCTATACCTCCAGAAGGGTCTGCGGCAGTGTTAGAGTAAGGAATAGTACCTGTAGCATCAGTTCCTATAGTTACTCCTTGAGTGCCTAAAGTAGAAGAAGGAAAAATAAATTCACTTGCATTTTGAGTAACACCACCAATACTAATTATTATATCATCTTTTACATCGATTTTACTATTTCTAGGAAGTGCAAAATTTAGTTGACTTCCATTTATAGCATAACTATTAGAATTAACACTAACATTAGATCCTGAATATGTAATAGTTTTAACATCTGGAAAACTTCTTAATATTTCCATAGAGCGAGGTATTCTAATTACTCTTAATTCTACATCTAAGCTAGAGATAGGGGCTTCATCAAAAACAACTGTGTTTTTTAAACTTGCATTTAAA